CTGTTTCGTTTTCTTCAACTATTGATGGTGGTACATGGACTCAAAGCGGAATTGCAGAATATAATGTTGACGCGACATCTTCAACTGTTATTGGACTTGCAACATATGATTTAGCTGGTTCAAATGAAGTTGTGAAATGTAATCATCTTGAAAAAGGAATTAGTCCACAAGAAGCTAAATTAACAAGAAAAGCAGATATTGATACTGAACCAATGACAGTTTCTGTGTTTTGTAAATCATTGACTGGTGCAACAAGCGAAGTCACAATGACATTTACTTGGATGGAGTTATACTAATGAGTTTATGGAAATATTATCAAGATCATTGGTTATACTATCATAAGGTAACTTTTGATGGACCAAATAAGCTTATTCTTATTAATGAAGGTGTTACGGAAATAGATGTTCAAGTTGATTTATATTCAGATTGGAAAGAATGGGCAGATAATGAAAATCCAGACAATCTTATTAACGCAGCATATTTACCAGCTATGAGATCAGTTGGTGGTGACCCATTGCCTGGTTCAAGATTTCTAGGAGCTACCTTCTTCTTAATAAATGGATGGAGAATTAAACCGTACTCAGGAAGTTATAGATTAACAGTAACTGGTAATTTATATACAGAAGAGGGCGATAGTCCTTATATAAATGCTGATGGACTATTAAATAATATTAGAATTGAATCAACTGTTTCTAACTTAATTGATACTGTGGATACTGGAGTTGGAACAGCAGAAGAAGTTGCTGATGCTGTTTGGGAAGCTGACATTACTGAATACGAAAATGATACAGATTCTGCTGGAGAAGCAGTAAATGATATTAAGAGAAATACTGGTCTAATTCCAGCTACATTATAAAGGAGATTAAATATGCTACAAGCAGTTTTAGATTCAACTGTTGATGAACATTTTACTGTTGCTGATAGTAATGGTAATTTAGTTCCTGGCATTGCTCCTGCTACAATAACATTAAGAGTTTACAACCCATCTGGAGTGGATGTATCTGGGTTAGTTGGAGGAACAATAACAGAGTTAGGAAATGGTAATTATAAATATACCTTTACTCCAAATGTGGTTGGAACATGGTATGTTATAGCAACACATCCTACTTACTTTCCTTGGGGTAAGGCGGATGACGTACAGGTTTATGATACAGATCTGGATCAAATTTATGAGTCTGTTGAAAAGACTCTTGGTTTATCACGCCATAATATGTATATAGATGATCCAACTTATGATGAGTATGGAAATATGATTTCTGCTAGAGTTAGAACATATTCAGATACTGCATCAGTTGGGACAAACAATAATATAATTGAAACATATAGGATCACATCTGATGGAACTGAATGTGGTCAATTTAGCTATTGGAAGCAAGTTGTTGGACCATAAAAGGAGATATAAATGAGCAGTATATCAATTGCAACTGGTGGAATGTTTAATGATTGTTGTGGTGTTGGAGTTGCAGGTGGTGGTGCTCCTCCGGTTCATCAATATGCTGAGCAATATGAAAAAAGATTAATAGATGTAAAAGTTTTAAAAGTTTATTTTGACGATCTCAAAAAAGAAGATAAAAAACTTAAGGTCTTAATTAAAAATATCAGACTTAATGGTTTCTAATTGAGGATAATAAAATGTTATATTTAAATCCAAATAAGGAAAAGGTACTTACTTTTGAAGTTGAATTATCTGGAGCTGCTGCTAATGAAATTAAAGGCTATGTGAGATTCAACGTGGAGGGTGTGGAGATTGGTTTCCCTGCTATTATAACAGATGGGGAAATTAAATCTATCATATCACCACTAAAGGATTTTCTAAAAAATCCTGTAAAGAATGGAACTATTTTTGAAGCACAGCTTGACTTATATACAGAAGACCAAGAATATTTCACACCATGGAAGGGTGAAATAGAAGTGAAAATGCCTGTAACAATTGAGGCAAAATTAGCAGATGAAAGGAGTAAACCAAGCGATACAAAATTCGCAGCGAAAGCGAAAGTCATTAAAGAAGAAAAATCAATGAAAACAAAGAGAACACCAAACAAAGAAAGTGGTGGTAAAAATGGATTAACTGAAAAAGAAAAAATGTGGACAAAAGACAAACTGAAAAATATAACAGATGAACAGATAAAAGAATATATGGCAAAGAAAGGAACAAAGAATCCTGCAATTCAAGAAATATTATTAAGTGAGGCAATAAAAGCAGCTGGCACAGGAGAAAGATATAAGGTATTTGCAGAAGTAGTAAAAGCATTAAAAAAACCTAAAAGATAAACGGGAGGATACAATTGCCGATTAGACTAATTTGGAGATTAAGACGTAAGTTTCAAATTTGTAGAAGACAATGTTTAAAACAAGAGGAAAAAAAGTTAAAATCAAAATGTAAAAAATGAAGCAGGAGGAATCAATTATGCCAGCCGAATTAAAAGAATATTTTAGAGGATTTCTTGTTAAAATTCTTGAAAATTTATCATCTGTAAAAGTTTGGTTTTTTATATTACCATTTATAGTTTCAACTTGTGTACTTGGTTATTTAGCATATGAGCATGTTCAAATTGTAAAAATGGCTCTTGCAGATCTAATTAAAGAAGGTAAACAAGATATATTTGTAGATCTAATAAAACAAATGGAAATTGTAATGACCATGTTTATTGCTTGGTGTACTTTCAATGTAAGTCTAGCAGGAACTATAGTTGTTGTCAGAGAAACATTTAAAGTGAAAAAACTTATTGCATTAAATGATGAAGCAAAAGACAACTCTGAACAAATTAAAAAGATGAACGCATAAGGAGAGAAAAATGGCTTTAGGACCTCAAACAATATTATATGGACTTGGCGCAGTTGGAGTGTTTGGCGCAATAGCTATATTTCTTCCAAAGATTTTAGGTAAATCAAAAAAGTCTAAACTTATGGATATGTTTAAAAAGGAAGAAAAAGAAAAGAAATATCAAGAAGATATTATCAATATAACGAAAGAGCAAAAGGTTATTGCAGAGCAGGTAAAGGCATCCGAGCATGCTTCTGAGGAAACTAAAGAGGAAATAAAAAAGAAACTTCAAAAAGCTGCTGTAGATATTCAGGAAACTTTGAAGAAAGATAACTTATCTGCAATTGATGACCAAATAGACGAAGATTGGGGAAAACTATAATGAAAAAAATAATTGCTTTAATATTATTGGCTCTTTTTGTTGTGTCTTGTGCTCCAGCAGAATTTAAACCTTTTAAACCAGATCCTATAATTTTCAACAAAACTGAGCCATACTCAATACAAGAGTATTTAAATTCGTTGCCCAAACCTGAACCTTTACAACGAATCTATGTGAAGAAGATAGATGATACTACGTATCAAACGGTTCAAAATAAAGAAGAGGCAACACATATCATGCTTGCTCCAAAGGAGTATGCTAAAGTAGGTGCAGTTGTAAAATTAGCTGCAACATATAAAGAGTTAGCAATTGACCAAGAGAAATTAATCAATACTTATATAAGTCAAATAAATGCTCTTAAAGAATTGCTAGCTATGGAACAAAAGAAAACAGAAATGTATAGAGAGCTGTGGATTGGATCAGAGAACGCATATAGATATGAAAGATGGGAACACAAAGTAGATAATACAATTAACAAAGCTGGTCTATATGGAGTTACAATGGGTTCAATCCTTATATTTCTATTGATGTTATAAGGAGAAAAAATGTATATACCAAATCATTTTGGAATCAAAGAATTAGTACCAAAAGACATATACAATAAGTATAAGAGTAAGGGAGATGCTTTTTTATTTCAAGTTGTATTTGATGAAAGACTTCTAAGGTTGATTGATCGAATAAGAGAAGAATTTGGTTCTATGACTTGTAATGATTGGCCATGGAACGGATCAAACCAGTATAGAGGTTTTCGTCCACCAGGTTGTAGTGTTGGAGCTAAATTGAGTCAGCATAGATTTGGTAGAGCAGTAGATTTAATACCAAAAAATATTTCTCCAGATGATATGAGATCTCAAATAATTGCGAATCAGAATGATCCAAAATGGAAAGATATTGGTGGACTTGAAATGGATATAACATGGTTTCATGTTGATGTTAGAGCAAGAACAAATGACTCTAAAATAAATTTGTTTTATCCATAAGGAGAAGAAAGATGGATTGGAAAAAATTTATTACACCAGCAGTTGTTGTTATGGTTATAACAGCTCTGATTGGCGTTATTTACACAGGAATGGCATCTGATATAGATGAACAAAAAAAGAAAATTGAAGTACTTAATGAAAAGAAAGTTGATAATGAAACTTTAAAAATGCTTATTGAACAACAATCTAAACTAACAGAAATGCAACAAAAAGCAATTGATGATAAGTTTAATATGCAACAAAGAACTATTGAAGAACTAATTAAAAAGATGCCAGATAGAAATATAGAAGGAGATACCCAATAATGGATCCAACTACTAAAGAAATAGTTGAAATAGTAAATGCTGTGAAACCAGAACTTTGGTGGATGCTTGCTAAAATGTCTGGAATTGCAGTAATAGCATTAGCGCTAAAAAAGATGTATGATAGTTTAGCAGCATGGCTAATGTTCAGATCAAATAAAGATATAGGAAAGAATGTAAGGATAGTTTTGAATAATAGAGAAGCAATAATTACACATTTTACATGGAGATTCATTTTTATTAGATTTAAAGACAATGGAAATGAAAAGATAATACCAATGAGCAAGTGGTATAATTATGAGTGGGAAGTAATTAAAAACGGTAAAAAATAAGGAGTAAAAAAATGGGACCAAATGCTTTAAAAATTATGGCAGGAGAAATAGTTACTAGCTCAAAGTTGCCAAAAAATTTAAAAGTACAATTTTTAAATTGGATTCAGCATGAAGCTACTGAAGTTCAAATTAAAGGTTTATTGCTTGATGGCGAAATGTATATTGATATAGATGAAAACACAGAAGAAATTATTAATAAAAGATTTTCACAATCTAAAAAGAATTTAAAAAGTCAATTATAATAGAAAGGGAATCTAATGAATTATAAAGGTAAAATTCTAGAACTCCTAAAAGAGAATATGACGGAAAAAGCATTCTCATTATGGGAAGGTATTGATAAAATGCTTCCTGACACATGGGAAAAAGCAACTTCGTCAACAGGAAAATATCATAAAAAATTAAATGGGGAAGTTCCAAATCAATCTGAACACATTTATCAATTATTATATGCAACAGTCAAATTATTTAGAATGTTTGATATAAAGAAATGCACATCAGATGCAGATAAATTATTATTTGCTGTTGTATTACATGATTCAATGAAGTATGGGAATATGGGAACTAGGAAACATACTGATTATGAACATGATAAAAATGCAGCAGATATGGTCGCATCTAACATGGAAACATTCTTAAAAATAATGGATGAAGAACAATTTTTAGTCATGGAAGAGGCAATTAGATTCCACTCTGGTAGATGGAGTACAGATGTTCCAAAAGATAAAGAATTTGATTTTAAAGATTATAGACCAGAGACATTTTTCATTCATATGTTAGATATGATGAGTACTGCTGATTTAATTCAAACAGATGTGAGGGACTAAATGACAACAGTAACATCAGCAGACTTAGTACCTGAGTTACAACATTGGTTTTATCAATTTGTTGTAAATTCAATCGTCAATAGGTATGGAGTTCCTGCACCAGCAGATGTTGATTCTAATTGTGTTGATTATCAAACACAAGATTCATTTATTGAGTTATTATTTAATGAAAATTATGATGGGACTGTTTACCATTATTTGTACACCGCAGATACAAGTAAAAGCAACTGGACATACAGTGTAATGACCAGATTAAATCTATATCCAGGAGCAGCTACATACTACAGGCTAGCTCAAAATGATTCTGGTCAAAATGTATTTAATTTACAATCTTCTGATTTAACAATGCTAGATGCTTTACTTGCTTATAGAACTGACGGCACATCTGTTAGTATAGTTACAATTGATGCAACTTCAACTTTATCATTTGATTCAACAGCATTAGTCCTTTATGCAAATTATGATAGTATACCAACAGAACTATCAAAATTAATATATTTATATTTAGATCTTAAATTATATGGGAGATATTCAAACTATAATAATTTAAACACTGTTTCAACCAGTGAACCATTAGAGACTATGTATGAATTGCTTTTAATAGATGAATATTTTAAGTTTATGTCTGCTAGAGATATAGATGTTTCGTTACAGTGCTAAGGAGATAAAATGCCATTTACAGTAGACGATTTTTGGAAGCTCTTATCAGCAGCTAGTGGAGAAACAGTTGCTGACTTAACAGATGCTTTAGATTCAATTGCCAAATCAGAGAGGGGTAGGTCAGAAGACTTATTCTCTACTATAATTGACCAACCGGCATTTGATACATTAGACTATGATCGTATACGAAAGTTTTTAATAGATTGGTATTCCGCTTTTAAAGCAATTGGCACTGCCTCAGTTAAAGCAACAGATCCGCACTCACTAACAAATCCAGATCTTGATGAACTATTTAGAAGTTTTGGTTATGAACATTCGGTACAATTAAAAAACTTCGATGATAATCCTCTTCCGGGAAAGGTAAGTTTCTTTCTTGATTTAGTCAATCTTTATAAAAGAAAAGGAACACCACAATCCATCGTAGATGTCCTGCAGTATTATGGTATTACTAGTCTAGATATATATGAATTTTTCCTAAAGTTTGATGATATAAATAGATTATATTTTGAGGGAAAATGGGTTGCTGGTACTACTAGTGATGCATATGATTTAAATTTTTTATGGCCTGAATTAGCTAGTGGAGATCCTCATTGGTTATTGACAGAAGATCAAATACGAAACCTTCATGCAACAAATACAATAAATCTTCCATCAAAAACTCCTTATTTTGGTATACTACCTACTGCAGATGTTGATGGTCCGGAAGTAGCAATATTAGCTAGACTTGTTCAAGATCAATATCAAACATATGCAGCAGGAGGAAGTTTAGAAGACAATGCGGCAATAACTATTATAGGTGAAACACATTCTCTATTGGAGCTTTATCTATCTGCTGTTTATATGTTCAATAGCACATATAGTGTTGGAGCTCTTGGAGATAGATTTAAATGCTATGATGGAAGCAGTATTATTGTTACAAATATAGTCGACGAATATGAAACAATAACTGCTCCCCCAACTAGCCGAGCAAATATATTAACAAGACTTGACCAATATTATGATTCATTCACAAGATTAACACCAAGAAACTTTCTACAAAACTTAGATGATGCAGAAACGATCTTAACTGCAATAGATCCTGGTTTGAAAGCATCTCTGGATGGTTTAGGGGAGACTAGTGCAGATATTTTATTTAGTCTCTTAAAAGATTTAGCAAATTGGGTTCGTAACAATCTAGGTCTTGGATTTATTAATCTTAGTTTTATTATGTTTGGTCTAGATGCATTCTTTGAAGATTTAAAACCTGTTGTAAATTTCTTTAAACCATATAGAGCAAGGTTATTATTATTAGAAGCACTTCAAATAAAAAATAGATTATTCAACACCATTATAGTTGAAGATTCGATAGAAGGACCAAATGCTGACTTTTACTTTCATGATTATTTAACAGGTGATAGCATTCCTTGTTGTAACTCAGAGAATATTGATACAACTGACTCCACTACTATATGTTTAGATTCTACAGCTTCTCTTCATTATAGCAGAGACACTTATGATTGTGGTTCATATCACGATATTGGAGCAGTTACAGATCTAAAACAAGGTATATTTGTTGAAGAAAGAACTGTATTCTCTGATATTTTAAGGTGTACTGGAGACTCAACAGCAGGAGATAATGTAACAAACTTTTGGGTTGATGGAGATCAAGACGATTTACCTATTCCAGTTGACCAGGAAGGAAGTTTTAATGAAACAATTAGGAATGGAGGAAGCGTAACACACTATACCACAGGAGGTATGGAAGATTTTGATGGAGGTGCATTATTCGATTGTACTCATGGGTTTGATATGGTATCTATAACATTAATAGATGCATATCCTGACCTTCTGCTAGAAAATGGTCTTGGTGAAATCTTACAAGAAAGTGGAGCATCTATAAGACTAGAAAACTTTTTACCTTAGAACAAAACTGACCTATATCCGTTTATTTCCCACCACTTACCTCAAGTATATTTCTTAAAAAATTAGAACAAATAATAAATAAAAAAATAGGAGGCTCGTTTATGCCAAAAACATTATACCCTGGTCTTTTAGACTTTACAAAGGAACAGATGCTGGATGGGGTTTTATCTCCAAAAGAAATATATAATGATGCAGTTTCATTATATGATTATGCTGGAACTTATAAGAATTTTATTTCTTACATGCATAAAGTAAAGGCAAGACATTTTACAGATGTTGAACCAGAAGCTATTATTTCAGCAGGCGATCCAGCTGACGAAGATCCAGATAGTATCGACTACAAATTTATGAGTATAATGAAGAAAAAGAAAATAGTTCCTGGAGACGAATTATGTGATGAGTTAGAGTGTAGTCCTGAGGAAATATTTACATTAATAAATGAATTAAGAGAAAGAGGTCATGAAATATCATTAGATGAAAAGAATATTATTTTAAGTACTGATGTTATTCCAGAGGTTGAACCAATAACTGATAGCATTGAAGAAAAAGAAATTATATTTGGAGTGATGTCAGACTTACATTTTGGTTCAAAGCATGTCCAAATTACAGCAATGAATGAATTTGCTGAGATATGTAAGAAGGAAGGTGTCAAGTATATATTTGTGCCTGGAGACGTATGCGCAGGTTATAGGGTGTACCCAGGTCAAGAATTTGAGCAGTATGCTATCTCTGCTGAAGATCAAGAGGCATCAGTTATAGCAAATCTTCCACATGGTTTTCACTATTATATGCTTGGAGGAAATCATGATTACTCATTCTTCAAACGAGGTGGTGGCCACAACCCATTGCTCACTTTAGAAGCAAACGATTATAGAAATGATATTACTTATGTAGGGTTTGACGATGCTGATGTACCAATTCTTCCAGGTGTTGATTTAAAAATGTGGCATCCCAGCGGAGGTGTCCCTTATTCAATATCGTATAGAATGCAAAAAGGAATTGAGCAAATTCATTCACATGAGCTAGTAAATATTGTTAATGGAGTTAAATCAGCACCAACAATTAGATTCTTTTTAGTCGGTCATTTACATATTCAAATGCAGGCAATGTTTGGAGGAACATTTGGAATGCAATGCGGAACATTTGAGGGTCAATCAAATTATCTAAAGAAAAAAGGTCTTGTTCCAGCAATTGGCGGATACATTGTAAAAGCAACTTTAAAGAATAATGGACTTATGAGATTTGAAGCTCCATTTTATATGTTTAATGAAATAAAAAATGACTGGAAAAATTATAAACATGACATTGAAAATCCAGTTATTACAGAACCAATATTTAAGTGACAAAAAAAAGCGGGGAGATCACCACTACCGGGATATAGCCCGAAGGTGATCTCTCCGTAACTACCACCGGCATGTGTCCCCGCTTTCCTAACCCGACTTTTGTATCAGGTTATATGTCTCCACCACAACCTTTCATAACGTGAATAGTTGTCGTAGATTTTTTTCAAAATATCACACCTGTATTGTAACACAATGGTTCCGCTTATATCAACATCAGCTGCTTCACCCGTTACAAGTGAACCGTTAATATCTGCAGTTCCATTTCCAATCGAGGCGCTTCCTGTTGTAATAATTAGACCATTCCATTCAATGTTTCCATTGATGAATAAATCTCCGTCGATATATAAGATACCGTAGCCTGGAGTTTTGAGATCATCATCATTGAAATGAATTTCTCCTTCCAGAACAATTATAACAGGCTTGTCTAAAGAGCTTGCTTCAGCAATATCAGATGGAAATGTATCTCCGATATAATCAGCTTTTTGTAAAAGTTGCTCTTTGACGGGACCGAATGGATACATTCCGCCAGAATTTTCATGAACGAAATCATCGCCATAATGTTTTGGTATATCCATTGGATTTAATGGATCAAGATGATGAAGAACGTCAGGAACATCAGAGCAAACAGAATCATCAATAGAATCTCCTATTACAGAAGCATTCCCTTGAAAATTCACTTTGTCCGGATCATCAACCCAAAGTGGGGCTCCAGGTGGTTCGAAAATTGGTTTGAACTTTAAACCAACTTCAATTCTATATAAACCACCGCGATGCTTATGTGTTCCATCTGTAACAACTGTTTCAAGAGGATAACCAGTAGTTGTATTTACCTCCCATAGATGATCCCCATCTTCATCTCCATATCTAAGGACTTCTCCATCTTCGTTTTTCATTGGAGTGACAACATAAGAGAATGAAGTATTGGTTAAATCCATAGAACCTGTTCCTACCCAGTCTGGATTTCCGTAATCACTTTCTGGTAGAAATGAGGGATCGAGTAGTCTTTCAGCAGCTACTGGTTCACCTGATTCTGCAGCAAAAAGATTTGCAATATGGACTGATTCTGCTACAGAAATTTTTAACTCGGTGTTCGACACCATATTTGATGCAACTCCGATAATGGTCAATATTGAAAGAACCATCATTACTGCCACAATTACAACAGCACCATTTTGATTTTTAATCATTGGTTTACCTCCTTATTGATTATGAGGGTTATTAGGATTTTTGTACCAACCATACTTATTCCCTTTTGAATCAACACCTCCCCACATTCCAGGAGAAGCATTTGTTGCTGGAATTCTTTCTAAAGTGGCTTTTGCAGTTCCAAAACTAAGAGTCATCCCATTCCACTTGTACCGTTCACCAATATTCTTATCAACTTTAGATGAAATTAGAATATCCACTTCAGCATCTGGATATCGATCTGCACTTAATTTATATTCTGACCAGGCGAACTTTTCAATTTTATTTAAACTTTCAACTCCAACCTCAAGAGCTTTCAACTCGGCGTTTTGATCTATGTTTATAATTTTTGGGACTCCCCATACTGCAAGGAGACCTAAAATTATAAGGACACAAATCATTTCAATCATGCTAAAACCTTTTTGGTTCAACATAACAGACCTCCTTGTTATGGGTTAATAATATATACTTAGTGAATAGATCACATTATATTCGTTGTAGGGGTGGTTCATTCATGAATCACCCCATAACTTTAGGAAACATAATTCCTGCTTTTGTTCATTTTTGAAATGAACAATAGTGCTACTATGAATAGAACCATAAAGAACAATGGTTCAAAGAACAATCCCGCTAGCAACACTAAGAAGACCAAAGGAATCAATCCTCTTGCCATCCAAATAGCAATTGCAAAGGTTAGTTTTACAAGAACTATGAAACCAATTACGAAGCAAACTCCTAGTAAGAAAGTCATGATATCCTCCTTATTCAATAGTGGTTAGAGGTTCTGCTTCATACAACTCAATGTCCAATATTTTTTTAAATTTTGGAGTTTCCTGGTTGACAACTCTCCTGGTATACTCCTTTTCTTTTATTGCTGATTTACTTTTGATTTTAAGATCAGTAACACCAACTAATCCAATCATCAAAAACATTCCAACAATAACCATTACACTCATAACCATACGTCTGAACTTTAATTCAGTCATGATTCCTCCTTCGATAAAATAGTTACAAAGGTTTAATGAAGTTTCAGTTATTAATATATATAGTTTTTCGTTATATAAGTAACCAAAAAAAAGAGATGAATCAACGTTAAATTCATCTCTTTTTTAAAATGATGTTACCAGACAAACTTTCTATCAAACTCTTCATTATTAAAAGGTCTTTTAAGGATTTTAATTACTTCGATTCCTTTAGATGCAAACTTAGCACAAATGAGTTCTAAATCCATTACAGTTATTGTTGCAACTTTTATTGTTCCGTCTGGTAATCTTACTCTAAAAGTGAAAGTGCCCATAAGAATTAGCCTCCGTTACTTAAGTAAAATACTAAGTTTGAGATTGTTGGTGGCATAGTTAGCATGAACAACATACCAATTATAAACCACATGAGATTCCACATCCACGGTTTCATTCCAGTTTCTTCTTCCTCTTTTTCAAGAAGATATTGACGACTTGCTTTTTCGGATGCTAATCTAACAGCTTCATCTTCGAGAAATGCTGCTGCAAGAGGACTTCGATTTCTCTTTACCGCAACTTGCATATCTTCAATTTTTTCTTCGGTTGTTTTTTGTGCCATAACTATACACCCCCTTTACCCTATTTATAATTGATATTATTGAAGCACCCAAACCAAGTGTAAAAAGAATTCCCAGTATAAAGTAATCATTGAAATTTAAAGTGTTAAAAAATGTTTCTATCATGATACCTCCTTTAATTAAATAAAGAATAAGTTTAAATCCATTCACTAATTAATATATATAGTAAGAACAAATAAAATGAAACCCCTGCATGATAAACCGACAGACTTTAAACAAATCTGAGGTCTTAGTCTGTGACCTGTTAGGAGGATACTATCATGACATATCAAGACTATTTCGTAACAGAGATCAAAGTTAACGGCAAAATTATGAGAGTTAAAGATGGTGCCGTTTACCTACCTTATGGGAGTGAATACTCCATTCTTTTAAAAAATTTAAATACAAAAAGAGCAGCTGTAAAAGTATCTATTGACGGAGACGACGTTTTAGATAATAGCTCTTTAATCCTAGATGCAAATTCTGAAAGTGAACTTAAAGGATTTCTTCGTGGAAATGTCGCTAAAAACAGATTTCGATTTATTCATAAAACGAAGCAGATTAGCGAACATAGAGGTGACAGAGCAGACGATGGACTCGTCAGAATCGAGTTCGCCTTTGAAAAACCAAAACCTGAACCTCCAATTGTTAAAGCAATAGATGAGATTCATCATCACTATCATTATCATAGTGACATTGATTGGTATAAAGGTGGCGGTTGGACTTATTATAACTCCAATGATGGAACAGGTAATGCAGTTGATTCACAAGCTTGCTCATATACAGTCCAAAATTGCGCAAGAAATATAACTAGTCCAACAGTTCAAGATTCTCTTGGAGTTGAACCAAATGCAGATGAAGGAATAACTGTAAAAGGTTCACAAATTAGTCAACAATTCAGATATGCTTCAATTGGTGATTTAGAAGAACCAAAAGCAATTATTATTCAGTTAAAAGGTATTACTGATTCAGGAAAAGTTATTCAACAACCAATTACAGTAAAAACTAAGTTGACCTGTCCAACTTGTGGAACAAAATGTAAATCATCAATGAAGTTTTGTGGCAATTGTGGAACATTTTTAGAGTAACAAAAAAAAACAGTAGGGGTTTGCAAGGGTCATGGTGTAAATGGGAGTAGATAAATGTAGCTCTACTCCCCCATGACCCTTTTTTAAAACATTGATAAGATTCTTTCCTTCCAGTTATAAAACCACTTATCACGACTTCTTTTTTTTCTTCCTTTTCTTTCAATCCTCCATAAGATTTCATCTTCATGAATTCTTATTCCTAGTAGACTATTTTCCTTACCATCTTCTATCAGCTTGAAACACATTACGTTTTTATATTCATTGGCAGATTCAATGGAAGTATAAAAATCATCAAACTTTTCAAGAAACTTATCTTCTACCCCGTTTTTGACCTCAAACAATTTTAACATTACATTTCCCCCCTTTTAAAGAAATGAAATGTTCTCCTCAGTTATTAATATATATAGAATTCCATTCCAAAACCAATTCCAATTCAGAACAAAATATAAAGTTGAGTTCGTTACCGCCATCTATATAAAGGGATTAAAAATCATGGGAAAAAAAGTCAAAACATTTGAGATTGTATCAAAGGAACATTACGGAGATAACTGCTTAATTGATTCGGTCCAACAACCGGAAGATGGAGTAGTTAGAAGACCAAAAGGAACTGTAGAAATATATGAAGTGGGAGACGATGGTAAGAAAAAGTTAGTTAGAAAAAGCAATTTAGTTGTTTACCGCGGAAGGGAAATGCTTGCACAAAGATTAGTGGATGTCGATAATAGCACTGGAAGTTATTCATATACACGACCAACAAAGGATGAGTTTGTTTCTTGGTTAGGATTAGGAGATGGCGGTGTTACTCCAGCAGATCCATTTGATCCAATTCCACCAACATTAACAGATGAAAATTTATCAGCAAGAATCATGATAAACGCAACAGATTCTTCTTGTGCAGACTATCATGTTGTTTCGCCTGGTTATCCAAGTGCTGGATATTATAAACATCCGTTTGATAGTGTTACTTTTGAAAGAGATATACTTAATGATTCAAAATGGCTTGTAATTAAAATAACTACTACAATTGGCACAGATGATGCTAATGGATCGCAAATAAGCGAAGCAGGATTATTTTCTGCTGAGTCACGAGCAGGAGGCTACAGTGGAAATTTTAGCTTATTTGCAAAAGTTACATTTCCGTCTATGGTTAAAACCTCGGACAGAAGACTTATTTTTGTGTGGTACTTATACGTATAAAAGGAAATGTGATTTATAAATATTAAAAGTTTTTAGACCTGGAGAGAAAGGAAAAATAATATTAGAAAATAAAATAAACTATTAGAGAATTTTAATCGGAGGAAAAAGAAAATGCCAAATATATCTCCGGGCGTATATACCAAAATTATTGACTTGTCAGCGTTTATACAAGTCGTGCCTGCCACAATTGGTTTTCTATGTGGTTTCGCCAACAAAGGAAGAGATAATGAACTTGTATTTATTGGTGGAAGATCAGAGTTCATCTCAGAGTTTGGTGAACCAAATATTACTGATTTTGGAAAAAATTATGGCCAAGGACCATACATGGCTTATAACCACCTTGGAGAGTCTGGTTCATTATATTGGATCAGATGCCTTCCAGATGACGCCCAATACGCAAATTTAAGAATTGATTCTCAGTTAGCTACTGTTGATACGACTGCATCTATCTCTATTACATATGTTGATAGTGTAAACACAAAAGCAGAGCTAAACACAAATCTGGAAACTTCAGGAGACACAAAACCAATTGCTTTCCTATACCCAGTTGGAAGAGGTGACTATTACAATGGAATAGGAGTTCGATTTACAGAATATTCAAATCCAACAGTATCTGGAGTATATGTCTTAGATATATATGAAAGACAATCTGATGGAGACGATGTTATTGTAGAATCATTTGAAGTTTCATTTGATCCAAACTCTGTGGATCAAGCTGGTGACTCACTTTTCATTGGTTATGTATTAAATACATATTCAGCATATCTTAGAGCAGAAATGGAGCTGACTTCTGGAGAATATACAGATGGTTATAAACTAGCTGTAAAATCTTATGATAAAGAAATAGGTACAGTTTCTGCAGTAAAGACAGTTGGATCTGCATCAATAACTGATAATAAGCAAGACTTTTCAGATTGGGAAAATGCTACAGAAACTGGAAATGCTAGTTATGTAGTTATTGCAAAAGATGCTAAAGGTAATGAAGTATGGGGTTGGTTAGGAGCATCTTCAGGTGATGACGGAGAAACCATTAATGTATTCAGAGAAAGAAATCTAACTGGTGCAACTCAAGGCTGGAATGGTTCTTATGACGCATTTGATGAAAACTCAACAATTACATATTTCATTAAAGAATCATATTTGAGTGTTGCTGACGCATTTACTTCATCTGAACCGGTTCCATTAAGAAAAGGTTCGGAAGGTTCATTAAGAGATGCTACAGGAGCCCTTGACACATCTGAAGCAGAAACGTTATTAGAACAAGCATATGCTGGTCTATTAACAAATCCAAAGACAAATGCTGTTGAAGACAGTATTCTTGATACCGAAAATGTTTACTTTACTCTTGTTTATGATGCTGGTTATCCAGCAGATGTAAAGACACAAATTAGCACACTGTGTCAAACAAGAAGAGACTGTGTTGGTATTATTGATAATGGTGATAATGCTACAGTTACTGCTGCATTAGCAACAAGAAATAATGTGAACACATTTAATAATTACTATGTATCAATCTTTGAACCATTCAATAAAGTATCAGACCCATTTACTGGGCAAGATATTTGGTTCTCGCCAGTATATCATATGTCATATCTATTACCAAGAAATGATAATGTTGCTGAAATATGGTTTGCTGCAGCAGGCTTTAACAGAGGAGCAATTGACTCAATTAAAGAACTAAGATATAATCCACGTCTTGGTCAAAGAGATCAGATGTACTTAAAACAACTGAACCCAATTGTTAAGTTCTCAAATGGATATGTTGTTTGGGGTCAATTAACATCTCAAGCAAAAGCAAGTGCTCTACAAGACTTGAATATCGTTAGACTTGTTCTATATTGCAAGAGAGCGATTGAACAGTTCTGTAGATTCTTCATTTTTGAACAAAATGATCCAATTACCTGGGGTCAAGTCTCTGGAGCAATCGTAGACTTTCTTGAAGTAGTTAAAAATAAGAGAGGTTTAGACGACTATCAGGTTGAAGTTGGTGCTACAGATTATGAAAGAAAAACAAAAACATTTCATGTTAATGTAACGCTAGAACCAACCAGAGTTGTTGAGAAGATTGAACTGAACTTCTTCATCAAATAATGTTACAAAAAAAAAAGAGTCGCTCAAGTTTAATGCTTGGGCGACTCTTTTCCGTTAACTCTCTTTTTTTGCTCTCCA